TTATTCAGATAAGTATTTTCATACTACTGAATACATAAAGAATAGATTAAGAGAAGATCCTAATTATGTTTGTGATTTTCTCATGATAAAAAGTGATTTAATTGAACAGTTTAATTTATCAAGGGAATATTCAGAATATAAATATGAATATGATTTTACGAATACATGTGAATTTATTAAAAATAAAACTAGTAAGTTTTCTGTATTTGTAAATGAAATAAATCCTTTTACTGGAGATACAATAGGAAATTGGGAAACTAATTTTTTACATTTTATTGTAGAAAAGAAAGATAATTTTATATTAGGAGCTTATAAAAGAGCTATTAAACATAAAAAGACAGATAGTCAATTTTTGGTAGAAGCAAGAAAAGTACATGGAGATAGATATACATATTTAGATGATTATATCAATTACGTAACTCCAATAACTATTTTAGATAATTGTACTGGAGATGTATTTAAAATGTCCCCAGTAGATCATATACATAGAAAAATGGGAAATCCTATAATCAATAAATCTACTGGAGAATTATTAATTATAACCTGGTTAAAAAATTTTCAAATAAGTTATTTAGATGAAGTAGTTGTAAATAATATTAGAAAAGATAAAACTAAATCTGTTCGAATAGATTTCTCTATAGTAGTAAATAATCAAACTTACTGGATTGAATATCACGGAGAACAACACTACAATAAATTTAAAAATTTTTATAATTGGGTAGAAGATGATTTTATCAAACAGTTTCAACGAGATACAGACGTTAGAGATTATTGTAAAAATAGTAATGGAGATATTATTCTTTTAGAAGTTCCGTATATATTAAATACATATGAAAAAGTATCTGATTTTTTAAATAAAACAATAAAATATGGAATAGATCCAAATACATTAATAGATTATAAAAGTTTATATAAAATATAAATAAAAAAATTAATTATGCGCTGTAGAGTTAAATTATTTTCAACAAGCAGCCAAATTTTAGCAAGTGATGGGAGTCATATTCCAGCACAAGTTCTTCAAGATTATCTCAATAGTGATGCTTATAAAAGCTCTATTGAATCGAAGAATATGTTGGGAGGTTTAACTCACAGAGCAAGAAATTTGGCTAATGCAAAAAACTCAGGAACAGCATTATCTAAGACTGTGGGTAAAGATGATATGATGTTACTTTGTACAGAGGCTGCTGCTCCTGTATTTTATGTAACAAAATTAGAGCTTATGCCTGATTCTTGGTGTTATGCTGAAATAGAGTTATTTGATGAAGCCTTAGCAGATGATGAGGCTGCACAAAACATAAAAAGATTAAAGTACTTATTAAAGGCCGGAGTTCGTCCTGGAGTAAGTGCAGTTATCCTTAAACAATATCTGAGGCATGAATTCAAAGTTAATTCATGAAAATGTTTTTAATTGCTGGAAAAATAATAAATTAAATCAGCAAAAACTATTAATAAAAATAGTTTCTCAACGACTAGAGTAAACACTAAGAAATTTTCTTAGATAATATAGTCTACAATTAATTATAAATTAGTTAAATAATTGGGATATTGGGATTCATCTACTTCTGGAGTAGATACATTACGTAAATTAGTAAGTATCAAGGGATTAGATGTTACTTTGAACCCTTCTTGGAAACAAGCTCAAGTAGTACAGACTTGGGATGATGAAGGAAATCTAATATCTGATGGGGAAGAAAAAAACTTTTCGGATATAGAATATACTCCAAAGGATTTTGAATTTAAAGGACTTAAAGTAAAAGCTTTCTCTGATTTAAATTCTCTTGGATGTGGAGATATGTTAAAATCATCCAAGATTGATGGAAAATTTACAAAGTTAAAAGCAAAAGTTTTCTCCGCAGATGGAATGGTAGAAGAAGTTTTAGAATCCATTAGTAAGATGCCAAAAGAACCTGTTCAAAAAGATTTCTCAGTAATTGCATTAAGAGATAGAATTCGTGAATCAAAGTATTCAACTCGTCAAAGATTTCGTGTATTGATTCTATCTTACAAACAACTTCTAAAACAGCAAGGCGGCCCAGAGAAAATAGATCCAGAAACACTTAAAATCATGAAGTCTTTGTTTACTACAGATCTTTTGGATATTATGAAGTCGATTACACCAGAAATCATGAATGGAAAAAATCCAGGAACATTACTTGGTGCTTCTAGTTTAGGTAAGAATGTACGTAAATAATATGCGTTTTTTATATGAATTGCTGGAAATATCTAAATGAGATAAATCAGCATCAAATCATACTTAGATAAATCTAAAGAAGTGATTTGTTCAACGACTATGTATATAAACTGTCAAAATAGACAGAAGATATAGTCTAAATTATAAATAAATTTTATAAATACATTGATAAGTGTACAAAAATTGTTCTTACCATATAAGATGGCTATGTCTGAGGTATCTAAAACTAATGCAATATCTAAGGCAAGATATCAAAAAATTCAAGCTGCTTATTCTGACTTTGTTAATGCAATGTTAGAGGAAATATTCGCGCCGAAGAATGGTACGAAGAAAGAAGAGCCAGTAGAAGAAGAAAACCCTGAAGAAAACAGTTAAAAGATTATGAAAGTAGAAAGACGTAAATTATTCTCTTCTTCGATTTCTCCACGGCGCAAGTTATTTTCAGGTGGAGTAACTCAGGCAGAATATAAGAAAATTCAGTGTAGAGATTGTGGTTATATTATGGATACTTTAGCCACTACAACTAACTTCTTATGTCCTAAATGTGGAGCTGTAAATAGATTTAATGTTTTAGAAGTTACACCAAGTCCTGAAAATACTCCTGAAGCTGTACAAGTCGAAGTATCAAAAATTGAAGAAGTAGAAAAAGGATTCTCAAGACGTTCGTTATTCGGCGGAGATAATAATGCCGCTGTACAAAAAGAATTTTCAGAACCGTCGAACGAATTTGAGGTAAAATTAAAAGAATTTTCTGGCAAAACTTTAAATGAATCAGAAGTTGTTAAGGCATTTGGTATTTCCGCCGAAGATTTAGTTGAAAAAGGTTTTGCTAGTACTGATGAAGATAATAAAGTTACTATTCCTGAAACTGCATTCTTACAATCTAAATTATTCTCTAAGTTAATCGTATCAGTGACTAAGATTTTGGATTTAGACCCAATAGAAGGACCTAAGGAAGACATAATTAATATGTTAGAATCTAAAGGATCTTTAGGACCGAAAGGTATAATGCTAATTAAAAAAGCTCATTCTCTTCCACTTGAAGAAATGAAAGAAGTTGAGTTCTCTAGCACTGAAGAAGTAGAGGATTGGATTAAAGATTCTGGAATTATTGGAGACTTAAAGATAGAGTTTGGTAATTCTGCAATGGGAATTAAAGAATTTACAAAGATCCTAGAAGAGAGATATGATGATGCTCCAGATAATATAATAGATATATTAATTGATCGTGGAGTAATCAAAATTCAAGGAAATCAAGTTGATATAATGAAATAAAATATTTATAAAACTCAGTATGAAAAATACAAGATTTATGGAAGTCCTATTCTCAGCTGTAGAGGATAAGGATGAAGAATTAGCAAAGCAAGTAGCCAAAGATATTGAAGATGCTAAGGCTAATGGCTCTGTTGATACTGAAGAAGTAAAATATGAAAATATCGGTGACGGTAAAGTTTCAGTAACAGACAAGGAAAATGGCGAAGTTACTATCGTTGAAAAGGCTTCTGATGAGGATGATACTTATGATATGTATCCAGCTGAACAATCTGAACAAATCGAGGGATATCTTCATCCGGAAGGGGATGGAGTAACTCCGGGTAATCAGGTAGGTGCAGCTGACGAGGAAGTCGAAAATCATATGGATGGTAGTGCTGTTATTGCACCAAATCTTCCTGATGGTGGTTTAAATCCAGCAGCTGGTCATGAAGAAAGTGTAGAAATTACTGCACAAGAAGGTCCTGAAGCTGTAGAAGAATGCGAAGAAAAAGAATTCTCTGTAAGTACTGATAATAGCGTAGTTCTTAGAATTTTCTCAGATCAAGAATTTTGTGAAAGATTATTCTCAGAAGTTATTGAATCAGAAGAAACAGCTAAAGTAGGTGATCTTAAAGTAGAGAAAACTGGTGAAAATGAAGTAGTTGTTACATCAGAATCTACAGGTGATCAAGCAAAGGTAGAGTTTAATGGTGAAGATATGGATGTTACTGAGCTAGAATCTAAGAATTTTAGTGAAGCAGAACAGTTTGATCCGTTGTTTGTAGTAGGAGTAGATCCAGTAAATCATGTTATTGTAGATGCTCCAGAGTATGACGAAGCATCAGCTCAAGAATTAGTTCAGAGTTTAACAGAAAAAGGAGTAGCAGGAGTTAGAATTTTTGATAACCCCGAAGACGCTCGTGAATATGCTATCGATCTCTTGAATGGTCTTGGTGTAGTTGAAGATGAACAACTTGGAGAACCTGAACAAGCAGAATTTTCAGATCATACTATTTACTTAACTGAATTCCAAGCTGATAATACAGACTTTATGTGTCGTTTCTTCTCTGAATCTGTAGATAGTATTAGTGCAACTCAGGATGCTATTGAAGATGCTATTGAAAATGGTGATGAGATTGAAACAGATTCTGAAGTTATTACACCTATCGATTCTAAGACTGCAGTTATACAGGATAAAAATAAAGATGAATTTACTAAAGTTAGTTTAGAAGGTGAAGAAATGGAGCTTGAAAAGATAAGCGAAGATCAAGCAGAAGAGTTGACAGATCATATCGTTGTTTCTGAAGAAGAGGAAGACGAAGATGAGGAAGAAGAAAAAGAATTCTCTGATGTTTGGTGTGACGAAGCAGAAACTAAATTTTTCTCAGAAAATGAAGAACTTACTCAGTATATGATTCGTTTGTTCTCTGAAGAAGCTGATTCTGCTGAAATTGAAAGCGCAATCCAAACTGGCGAACAAGTAGAAACAGATAAAGAAATTATTACGCCTATCGATTCTAAGACTGCAGTTATACAGGATAAAGAAAATGGCGAATTTACTAAAGCTGAGATGGATGAAGAAGTTCTTGATGTTAATCCTATCTCAGAAGCAGAAGCCGATAATCTAACAAACAGTATTGCAGTAGAAGATAAAGTTGAAAATCATGAAGAAAAAGAATTTTCTGAAGATATCTACTGTAATGAGGCAGAAACTAAATTCTTCTCTGAAGGTGAGGAATTTACTGAATATATGGTTCGTCTATTCTCTGAAGAAGATGGTCATTGTCCAGTAGAAAAAGCTATTGAAACTGGTAAGAAAGTAGAAACAGATAAAGAAATCATTACTCCAATTTCAGCTACAGAAGCAATTATAGAAGATAAGGAAAATGGTGAATTTACTAAGGCTACTATGAGTGAAGATGATATTGAATGTCATCCATTATCAGAAGAAGAAGCTGACAAACTTGAAGAACATTCTATTGATAAAGAAGAAAAGAAATTCTCAGGAGATTATGAAGATCCTATTCTTAATAAATTCTTCTCAGATGTTGTAGGTGCAGTTCCTGTTCCTGCTGGAGAAGTAGATCCTAATACTCCTGTAATTCCTTTAGCTGATCCTAATGCTGTAGCTCCTCAGGAAGTAGCAGTTCCGGCAGGTGTTGCTCCTGCACAAGGTGGTGCTACTAGTGTTGAAGCTATTGAAGATAAAGCACTTCAGGCAGTTCAAAGTATCCAAGCAGTAGCAGAAGAAGCAGCTCAGCAAATTATGGAAGCAAAACAAGCTCCTGCACAGGCTCAAGAACAAGATCTTCAGGAAGCTCAGTTCTCAGAAAAGAAATTCAGTGATACAAATGATACTCTAGTATCATGGTTGACTGGAAATAGTTTTCGTAAGTAATTAAATATAAATAGATAGGTTTATGGTTATCCTCAAAAACCATTTTACATAAACTAAAAATAATAAAAACATTATATACATTATGAATACACAGTATTTGCAAATGATGCAGACTCCTTCGATGATGGAGGCTCTTATTAATAGCTCAGTATCAGCAGAAGATGCTAACCTTCGTTCTCGTGAATATGCTAAGATGTTCTCTCGTAACGATGAAATGAAAGATTTGTTTGGTCTAGGTAATGCAGGTAATTTGCTGCAGAAGACTTTCTCTGGTTATGCAGAAACTCCGTTGCTGTCTACTCAGTATTTCAATGCTTCTGTAGCTTCTTATGTAAGCTCATTCGCAGGTTATATGTCTATCGAACGTGACTTTGATCAGCCTAATGGTTTGTTCTATTGGTTCGACGTTTTGGGTGTAACTGATATGCGTTCTGTTATTCCTAACTTAGGTCCGGATAACTATCAGGATATTCAAGCTATGGGTAACTTTACTTTGAATATTACTCCGACTACTAATGCTGACTACTCTTCTTTGATTGGTCGTAAGATTATCCCTGGTACAGTACGTGTTAAGATTGCTACTGCAACTGAAAAATTCGAATTGATCGATAATGGTCAGGGTGCTTTCATGGCTGTTGCTGGTAAGATTTCTAACGGTACTATCAACTATTTGAATGGTCGTGTAGAATTTACTTTGGCTACTGCTTTGGCTGGTGATGCTGCTACAGAAACTATCACTATTGTAGGTAAGGAAGATGTTACTGGTACTCCTTGTAATACTATTGGTGCTTCTAATGCACATGCTAATGATAAGAGATTTATCGCTAAGATGCAACAGCTTGGTTTGGCTACTGTACCTGATATGTTGGTAGCTGAATATAACATTGCTGCTTTAGGTGCTATGAAGAAAGCAACTGGTTCTGATATGGCTACTTTCTTGTTCACTAAGCTTCGTGAATTGTATACTAAGGTAATTAACTATAAATTGGTTTCTACTTTGGAAGAAGGTTATAATGGTAACGTTATGGCTGACTTGGATTTGACTCAGGGTGCTATGACTGGTCAGTTCATGGATTATCGTTCTAGAGTTGACTTGTTCGATGCTTACTTGATTAATGTTGAAAGTGCATTGGCAACTAAAGCTGTTAAGGGTGTTGATGTTACTGCCTATGTAGCTGGTAATATGGCATCTAATCAATTCCAGAAGGGTGGAATGATTGGTAAATGGGAACGTAATACTAAGATGACTTATATCAATGATCTGTTGGGTTGGTATAATGGTATTCCTGTACTTCGTTCTACTGATATTGCTGAAGCTCCGGGTGAAGGTACTTTCTATGCAATTCACAAAACAAAAGATGGTCAGATGGCTCCGCTTGCACGTGGTATCTATATGCCTTTGACTGATACTCCGACTATTGGTAACTACAATAACCCAACTCAGATGGCTTCTGGTATCTACTATCAGGAAGGTACTAAGTATATGGCTCCTGAATTGGTACAGAAGGTTACTTTCAAATTCGGTATCTAATTAAACCATAAAAATCATTTGGATCGTTAAACTCTCAGATCCCTAAAGAATAAAATGATTTTAAACAAAGAGAGGGATTCCCTAGGTCTTATAGACTTAAGGTTCCTTCTCTTTTTAATTTTTACAATTATGGCAAGTACATTTAGATTAAAGAGAAAATTATATTCTGATGATAAAGGCGGAATGAGTACTGGGAAAAAATTAGCTTTAGGTGGCCTCGCAGCAGGTGCAGCCATTCTTGGGGCTAAAAAAGGTGCATTTGGTGCTAACATAATGGCTAAAACTAATACTGGACTAATGAAAGCTGGTAAAGCTGTTGGAGGAAAAGTTGGAGATAGAATGATGATGTCTGGAGCTAAGGATTTTGGAGTTGCACGAGCTAAACAAATTGATAATGCACTTTTAAAGAAAACAGGATCTCAGATGACAAAACAAGCTTTTAATGCAAAAGCTGATCAAAAAGGTATGCAGGCACTTGGAAAAATTATGAAATAATTATGGCAACTTATAAGCTTAAAAGAAAAAATTTTGGATTATTTTCTCCATTCGCCAAAACAGCGGCAAATTGGACTGCAGCAAAAGGAGCTTTTAAAGCAGGAGAAAATGCCAAAGGTTTTAAGAATTTAGCTTCTACTATGGGAAGAGGTTCTATTGGACTAGGTAAAGGGTTAGGTGTTGCTGCTGCTGGTACTGCTGCATTAGGTGCTGGTACATTCTTAGCAGCAGAAAATAAAGCTAATAGTTAAAGAAGAAGTTAATCCCTGAAAATTAATTTTAAAATATTAAAATAAGTTTTATGAGTGATGTAATTTACAGAGGTCTTAAACTCTCTTCTAATAAATGTAGGTATTTTCAAGTAAAAGAAGGACAAATAAGCTCTATAGTAGAGGATACTTCAAGATCTACTCTCACTCTAACTTATTCTCCAGGAAGTACTTCTGGAAGTTTATCAGATCTTTTAGGAATACCATGTACTGAGAAAAGAATTGACATGCTCCCTACAGGACTTCCTAAATTATTTAAAAATACTTATGTTACATTAAATGGACTTAAGTTAAGAAAATTAACTTATGATCCACATACTATTAATATAGTTATTGTAAATGACTCAGAATCTAGAGTTATCCAAAACTATAATTATACAACAATAGTAGTTTCGGAAGGAGATTATAAAAATCCTGAGTTTATAAATTTCTTGTTTTACTCTGGAAATCTTATATATCTTCAACCTATTGGACCTAGACCAAGCTGTTATGAGATAAGAAATTTTCCTAAAATTATAATTAGTTCAGATGATGTTACACTTGAATCTGAATCTGAAACAATATTTACATTAAGAAGGAAATATAATGATTATGTTATAAGAGCTGTAGATTATCAAGATCAATTTATTCTAGAATTACGTAAAATTTTAGATGATTATGGTTTAGAGTTAGTTAGAATTAATAAAGAAACTACATTAACTAAAACATCACATGTTGTTTATCAATTTCTTCAGACTCCAGTGAAAGATAATCATCCTAAGTATTCTGATGATAAAGTAATGCAGCATAAAATACCAGTTGAATTTTATCTAAGAAGTACTGATATGCCATTATTCTTTGACTTTAAAAATAGATATATGAATGTCACATTACTTACTAATTTCTGTGAATTCAAAACATCAGATAGATATGGACAAAGATGGACAGCTGCAATAAAATGGGGAGGAATAACTGAAGATTTTAACCAGACATATCAACAAGATGATAATTCAAATTTCTCTTATCAATGTCAATTCAGATGTGAACTATTTTTCTATGAAGTAATTGATGATAGATATAAATTCCTAGAAGAAATAGTTCAGAATATAGAGTTTGAACGAAATAATCCAGATTATCATTATGAAGTTCCGGTTGATACTGAAACAACAATTATAAACAAAGGGTTATGATAAATTTTAGAAAGAAGAAATACCTTATCCAAAATTTAATGCCGGACGCTATTGAATATTTAAAGAAACAAGGATTACGGCCTAATATTATAACTCCAGAGCAAGCAGATAGCGTTAGTAGAGTTAATTCTAAGGCTATGGTTTTAGTTTCATTTATAAAAAATGAGTCTGGATATTATCAAATTCAAGTACAGGATAAGGAATTATACAATTATACTCAAAAATTAATCAAAGATATTTTTAGAATGAGAATAACTGATATTAATAAAGAAACCAGAGTAATCACAGCAGAAACTGATCACTTAGGAATAGCTTTTGATATTATAGAAATTCTCGCTACAAAATATAATTTATCAGTTGTGGCATGATTAAATTTAGACAGAAAGAATTTACAGAATATGATGCAATGAGAAGTCTTTATGTAAAACTTATGCGATATTCTGATAGAAATAAATTCGGAGTAATAGATACTAGTGCATTAATTCCTGTTCTTAGAGGAAATAATGTAGTAATCGAAAGATTTGTAATTAGTACTTCTATGTTTGGAAAAGATAAATATAGAATGTATCTAAAAATTGGTGCCAAAGCAAAGTTACCAGATGAGGTTAGACTTCCAGGTAAAACATATGATAAACGTCTTGGAAATATGCAATTAAACGTAAGTCATTCTATATTTGCGCCAAAAGATAGTGATCCAAATTGGAATAATAACAATAATGGAGGAAATAATAATACTTCTTTAGGAGACACTTCTGGACCTAGGAATGATAATCCTGAAGAAAGAAGAGGTGGAAAAAAGAAAGAAAAGAAGTATTCAGAATTTCCAGGATCAATTTTAGAGCAAAGAGAATTTAAGAGTAAAGGCGGTGATAAACAATATCCCTATCTATCTGGTTCATTCTCTCCTTCCTTTGATCTATCTTATGAAGTTTCTGAATTGCTTGGAGAGGCTATCAAATATGATAAAAAATCAAGATCATTGGTCTTAGAATTCAAATCTATCGAAGATGCTATTAATGCATTGAATATATTACCCTTCGGATTAGGTTATAAAATATATTTACTTAATGCATGATGATTGTAAAGAGATTTTCTCAAACCAAGATATTAAATACTAATAACCCAGCTCTTGGTTTCACTAAAGGGAGAAAATATGATACAGATATGGATAGACTGGGTAGAATGAATACTTCTCAACGTGAATTAGCTGGAATCGGTAATTTAGGAAAAGAAATGAGAAAATTAAATCAAGAATTAAATCGTGGAGGAAGAGGTAAATGGCAAGATACAGATTAAAAAGAAAATGTTACAATGCACTAACTGAAGCTGCCGGAAATACACTTGGAGGAGTTACAGAAGGAGTTGGTAAAGCTCTTGATAATAAAGTAGCCGGAATCGCTGGTGGTGTTTTAGGAGCTACTAAATTAGGAGGAACTATTGGAACAATGATAGGGGGACCATTTGGAAGTATTTTAGGTATGGGAGCTGGTTATCTCTTAGGTTCTGCAGCTACTAGAGGTCTTGGAAAAGGTCTTAAAACTGCCGGTCAAGATATGCAGACTTAATTATAGGAGGATTTAGATTATGATTAAGTTTAGACAAAAAGAATTTTTTTGGGGAATGGCTTTAAATGCTGCAGGGGCTATTGGTACAGGTCTTTTTCTAAAACAAGGCTCTGATCAAATGAAACAAGCTGAGGAACAAGCAGCACAGGCAGAGGAGCAAAATAGAAAGATGACCAAAGCTTTAAATAAAATTGCAGAAAACGCAAAAAATAATCCACAAGCAGCACAACAAGCAGCAGATGTAATGGGACAAAAACAGTTTGCTCAAATAAATTTTGCAAAACTTACAGCAACTCTTAAGAATAATAAAACTTTAGGAAATGCTAAAGGTCTCGCTAAAGATGTTGGTAAAATTGTGTGGAAAGGAAAAAATAAGCTGATTGGTGGAACTATGATGGGAGCTACAATGGCAGGAGCTTCATATCTTACTGATAAAGCAATTCAAAAAGATATGAAGAAAAATGGAATGCCTCTTGAAAAAACCTATTCTGCTGGATCTATAATGAAAGCAGTAAAAGGTACTGGAAAAGTTTTAGGAGAAGCTGCAAAAAAAAATAAAGGAACGTTAATAACGATGGCTGCTCTAGGTTCTGCTCCCATGGCTCTCGGATACTCTGCTGAAAAAGCTCAATATAAAGATCAGATGGCATTAACTCAGAGAAACTATGCAGTCCCTGGAGTAATGGCAGTTAAAAGATTACTTACTGGCGCTTCTAAATCTGTAAGAAATTCACAGATATTTAAAACTCCTGGACAAACAATTTTAGGTGGACTTTCTAATTTATCTGGCGGAGGTGGTCGAAAAGGTGTATACAAATTCGGTCATCAGTTAAATAGATATGGAAAACACTCAGGTTCAGTATGGTCTCAAAAAGCAGGTAAATTCATTATGGATAACCCCAAAACAGCCTTAGCAGGTAGTATTCCAGTCGGTGCTGCAGTTTTAGGAGCAACATGGGGAACTGGAGAGAAAATAGTAAATAAAACAGCTCGGGCTCTAGATAAAGATGCTTTCAAATATCAAGATTCTAAAAATCAAGAAATACAATGATTATAAAAAGAAAATTATTCACTAAATACGACGATACTGATAATCTTAAAAGAATGAAGGATTCAGATATTCTTGCTGAAAAACCAAAACAAGCTCCTGGATATGGTTCTGTAGCTGGTGCTGCTCTTGGTGGTGCTGCTCTTGGTGGAACAGTTGGTGCTGTTGCTGGAGCTTTCGGAAAGAATAAGGCAGGTCGTAGTTTACTCGGAAGAATGGGTAAAGGTGGAAAAACTGGATTAGTTGTTGGTGGTCTTCTAGCAGGTGGAATGGCTCTTCGAAATAGAAATAAACAAGCTGAAAATAATGAATGGTATAATAAAAGACTTAATTATGCTCAGAGACAGGCTAGACGAAGAGAAAAACAGGATTGGAAGACAAATATGACTCAAAGAGATGGTTATTCCTATTAAAATTAATAAAAAATTATGGCAAAATTTAAACCAAAGAAAATAATCAGAGATGTAAAGGAGTTTTATAAAAATAACCCTACGGCAAAAATTACTACTGCCACTGCTGGATTTTCTGGAACTAATCTTGCTATTAATGCTACTAGAAAAAATTCTGATAAAAAATATCAAGATGAACAGCTAGAAGCAATGGATAGATTAACTAAAGCACTTGGAGGAGTTAATAAAACTTTAAAAGAGGTAGAAGTAAAAGAACCTAAAAAGACAACCTCTTATAAATTTAAAAAAATCTTTTCCGAGAAAAATGATAATAATATGATTACATTTAGAAGAAAAGACTTTAGTATATTATCTGATACTGTTAAAGGAGCTATAATTGGTGGAAACGTAGCTACTCTAAGTTTACCATTATCCGGAAAAGATGCTAAAAATATTAAATATGAAGGAAGTAACCCTACTTTCCGAAAATTAAATGCTCTAAGTCCATTTGCTAAACGACTTGGAGTAGTAGCCGCCGGAACATTAGTCGGAGCAGCTCTTGGAGCCTTAGTTGGTACTATAAAAAAAGGTGATGAGGCTATTTCCAGAAAGTTAACAGTTGACAATAGATTAATGGATAGAGTAGTAGAGGATCTTAAGAAAACAGGTTTTAAAGAAGGCTCCGATTTTACAAGAGATCCTAAAACGGCGGATTCTCTTAAATCAGCAATAAGTGTAGCTATAACAAGAAATTCTGGTGAACTTAGACTTCTAGTAAATACAATAGCAGATAATAAACTAAAAGATATAACAAAAAACATAATACGAAATCTACCAAACTCAAGTGCAGTAACAGAAGAAAGTAAAAGTAGATATAATGAGATTTCTATAACTACTATATCTGATGGAACCGCTGATGTTGGTTTAATAGCTGGAATATGTGAAAAATTTATAAGAAATAAATATCCAGTATATCTCGTAGAAGTTGGTTAAATAAAACAATTAATTATTATATTTAAATTATGGCACAATGGACTGAAACTCTCGAACCGTATGTAAAAGTTATAGAGAGAGTACATACCGCAGCTCTTAATCCTACTGCAGGTGAAAGTTTAATTATCGGAGTGACTTTAATTTCTGATGCAGGCCCAGCAGTTCCTACATTGATTTCTAGTCAATCTGAATTCTTAAAAACTTATGCTTCAGGAGACTTAACAGAAGATTATATGGCATCCTTAAATAATCTTTATCATGATGCTAATAATACAGGAGATAAAAATGTAGCTGCAACAATGTGGATGAATGCTTATAGATTGGCTGGCTCTAATGTTATGCTGGTTTGTAGAGCATCTAAAGCTAACGATATCTACTACGCTAAACCCATGACTAAAACTGATTATAGTACATATATCCTTAGAGATGGTGCTTTAATGAAGGGATTTAGAGATGCTGATAAAGGTGTCGTTAAATTTGTTCTTGATATTGATGGAGATGATGCAGAACATGATCAAGATGGATGGTCAATTAATTTGAATGGAGTAGGTATTCTTGGTAATCGTACAACTGATGATGGTCCTCAGTATGACTACTATGTAAGAACTCTCCCTGACTTAGTAAATCAGATGAATGAAACTAATAAATTCTTCTCTCCATCTTATAAATTCTTCACAGATCCTAATAATATCGTTCCTGAAAATGAAACGACTGATCCTGATAAAGCAAAGGCAGTTGTATTCTATGAACTTTACCTAGGACAGGATATGCTAGATACTTCAGATTCTAGATGTCCACTAGGAAAGCAGTATATCGTAATTTGTGAACCTGATTGGACTAGTGATAATCCTAATCAAAAACTTATAGATATTAATGCTTCTGCTTGGTCTGGTTTCGAAGAACAGAAATATTATGCAGTTAATCAATATAACTCTAATACTGATCTGAGAGTTAGAATTAGACGTTTTAATCATGATGCAGTAGTTACCAAAGAATTAACTAACCCCGCTTTGAACGAAAACTCTGATTCTCCTTATATGGTACTATCGGCCGTTCTAGATACCTATACTAAGAAAGGAACAGTAGAACCGTCAGAAAGTATCCTACAGCGAGATTTTTATGAAGTCGCTGTTCTTGATCCTAATATTTCTGACGAAGTACAGTTCTTTAATATAGGTAAAGTAACCGGCCGTGGAGATATGGAAGTATCAGAACTCAATGAACTCCTAAGTATGATTCAACTTCAACTCCCTGACGATATGAGAGAGCTTGGATTGAACTACTATGGATACGGAGCTGATGATAAAGTATGGGTAGAACTTGATCCTAATGACCCAAATGCAGGTTCTTATAAACAAACAGTTTCTTCAATGACTGATCTTTACAACTCAATAGGTATGTCAGTTGGAGATGTTTACCGAGTTGGATCTGGAAGTTCATATAAGTACTATGAATATCAAGAAAATGGTGGAGATCAAGTTTATGCAAAATTAGGCGTAGATCCAACTGAAACAGATATTCTTGACGTATCTGAATCGGATCTTAAGAAAGCACTTGACGAAATCAATATTCAGGAAATTTATGTGGTTGAAGGATTATGTGACCTTGGAAATACATCACTAAGTTTCCAGAATTACTTGGCTAATATGGCTATCAACTCTAACTATTTCTATCCAATATCAACAGTTCAGAGCACAAATTATATGACTATCGCTAATAATGCAACTAAGATAGCACAAGATTCATATAAACTCTATCTATCTGCACCTTGGGATATCGACTCTGATACATTTGGATGGAAATATTATTGCTCACCTGCTGTTGTTTATTGGGAAGCTGTAGCTAGAAACCGTAGAAATAATGCAGAATTTGCTCCTGTGCTTGGACAAACTAATGGTATTGTTCAGTATCAAAGACCTATGACAGAGTTTAATAAGAAAACTCGTCAACTTCTGCTATCAAAACGAGTAAATACTGTACTCTGGAATTATCAAACTAACGCTTGGAATATGAATGATAAACAAAATTGTCCAATTTATTGAAATTGAATTTTTATGAACTGCTGGAATTTATATTAAAAATAAAAATCAGCAAAAAGGATTACTAATATAAATCCTTTCTCAACGACTAAGTATAAAAGATAAATAAATTTTATTATTTTTCAAGATATAGTCTAGCGAAATTACCAAATAATTTTCTAAAACGAATTATACTAAGCAAAGTGTGGATAATATTGTTTCAGATGAAGGTAACTCTCGTTTAGCTATTCGTATCTCAAAAGCTATGCCTGTATTACTTAAACAGTATATAGGCTGGAGAATTGCACCAAAACTATGGGAAAGTGCGATTGGAACTATCGATTAATTATGTAGTCGCCTAGAGTGGATCTAGGAAAATTATACCAAAATGCTGGAAAAATCTTGGTTACACCAAGTATAAATCAGCAAAAAGGATATCTTAGATTTATCTAAGTAAAATCCTTTCTCAACGACTAAATGTATAACTTAAGAAGTATTAATTCTTAAGATGATATAGTCTATTTATTAACAATTATTAATAACTTAAAAGTACTGGTTCAAATCAACTATTCTCCCAATGTCTTATAATATTGATGATTACCGTTAATATAAATTAAGCGGCCTTAAAATTTTTAAGGAAAAATAAGAAAATGCTGGAAAATAAAAATAATCAGCAAAGTATCATTATTGATACTCTCAACGACTAAGTACTTATTTGTTTAAAATAAAATTAAGCAAATGATATAGTCTGATCTTAATAAAATTAAATATTAAGTTACATAAATGATTATCATCGATGAGACAAATAACCCTGTTCAAATTCAGCGTAAATAATTGCGCCTTGGATTTTTATATTACCAAGAAAAATAAGAGAATTGCTGGAAGATAATAAAATAAATCAGCAAAAATAGATAATAAAATCTACTTCTCAACGACTATGTACTTATTAAAATGATATAGTCTGATCTTAAATATTAATCTTATATTTAAGTTTAACAATAATGCAGAATAAAATGGTGGTTAATGTTTTGGTTAGATATCAACGTGCCCTTTCGAAAATTTATATAAGAGAGGCTAATGTGAATTTTAACATTAGAAAATATCTTAAACTGCTGGAAAATGTGAAACATAAATCAGCAAAAACTATTTTTTTAATAGTTTCTCAACGACTATAGTAGATACTAAGATAATATAGTCTGCCTATTATAAATAATAATAGAATAAGCGAAATATGTCATCGTAGAGTATATGCGATTATTATACCAATTGCTGGAACTTAATAAATCCAAAGAATCAGCAAAAATAGATATAATTCTATTTCTCAACGACTAGATGTATAATTAAAATCTTTAAACTGATTTTAAAAGATATAGTCTGAACATGAGTAGATAATACTTAGCAAACATATTGATATCACGACATTTTCGACGTTGGTATGGATCTTGCAGTCTCAGAGTACGAAGATACTAGAGGAGCAGCCCTTGAATAATAAAAACTATGATAGTATGCTGGAGAAATCTGGCATACTATCCTTTATATATAATTTATTATGACAAAACTAACAGAAAAAGAAATATTAGAGAATATCAATAAAAAATTATTGATATTCAATAATATAGAATTTATAAAAATAAAAAATCCAGATTGGAAAAATACAAGAACAATAATACTAATAGTAAAATGTAAGCTTCATAATTTAATTGGAGAAGTAAACTATAGAAATTTTATTAGAAGTGGCTGGAGTTGTAGACAATGCAAATCAGAAAAAATAAGTAAAAGTAAATCCATTAGTGAAAAAGATGCACTTGATGAGATTAATAGAATAATAAATTATTTTAATAATTCTAGAAAAGGTAATATTTCATTCTTAGGTTTTGAAAATAATAAATTTATAAATGGAAATACAAAACTGATTATTAAATGTAACATACATAATTTAATAGGATATCCTAAATATTCAGAATTTAAGAGAAAAGATAAATTAGGTTGGTTATGTCCTGAATGTGTAAAAGAAAAAGTTAGTAGTAAAAGAAAAATTACTGCAGAAAAAGCACAAGAAATGGTATACAATATATATGGATATGACACCAAGTTTTCAAAAGTTAAAGAAACTTTTAAAGATTATGGTGAACCAGTTACATTAATATGCCCAATACATGGAGAATATGAAATATCATTTAGAACATTAGTGTCATCAAGAGGAAAAGGTACCTGTCCTCTTTGTGATTTAGAAAAAATATCATACACAGAGGAAAAAGCTGTATCTGTATTAAACATTAAATTAAAAGAAAAAGAAGATTTATTTAATATATCCTTTAAGTTTTTAGGATTTGAAGATAATAAATGGAATGGTTCCTTTACTAAAATAACTTTACAATGTAATAAACATAAAAACATATGGAAGACAACCTTTAATAATTTCATGAAAAAAACATATATAGGTTGTAAAGATTGTTTGTCTGAAGAGCGAAAATGGAGAAGTTCTAATATGGAGTATTCTTGTTATAATTTATTAAAAGAATATAATTCAAACATAGTACGTCAAAAATATATAAAAATAGAAAATAGAGAAATTTTTGTGGACTTTTACATTCCTGAATTAAACACTATTATAGAATATGATGGAGAACAACATACTCATTGGATAAAATATTTTCAATCTACATATCAAGACTTCGTAAATCAAGTCAACCGAGATAGATGCTTAGAACAATATTGCAAAGAAAATAATATATATCTTCTTCGAATTCCCTATAAAGATAATAATAGAATCCCTGAAATCATAAAGATATTTTTCGAAGAAGGAAAAGATATAACAACAAAAATAGAACCTAAATTATTACCAGTATTATATCATGGATAAAACATTATTAATAGATCTTAAGAAGAAGTTATTTATACGAGCAGCATTAGTCAATTTAACTTCTCTTGACGAAATTTTAGATTTAAATGACTACCTTAGTGCAGATGAAATACTACTGGAAATAATTAAGGAGTCATTAAGAGAATTTGAAAATACTCTACCATTAGTTCTGGAGATGAAAATGAACCGTTCTCAGATGTGTAGTTGTGAGAACATGGGACTTGAAGGATATTGTGAGATTAAGAGTAATTTTACATTATTTCTTGATTGTAAAATATCAGAAGATCAGATTATATTAGTTCCAAATTCTATTCCTATGTACAGAATAGGTTCTATATCTTATCCAGCTCCAGGAAACTATACTTATTTTACGGATTATAGACGTCCATATGTTTTTATGATGGATATGCCTAGCTATGATCAATTTTATGTTAGGGGAATATGTAGTCGACCAATAATTCCTGACTTTCTTCCTGATAAAACGTTTAATCCAGGATCATCTAAAGCAGCTATTTATTGGCTGAATATAGAAGAAGGATCAAGGGGTACATTTTTCATGGACCTTACATTATGTCATTTATTGAATTACATCAGAAATCTCAAAGCTTCTTTATTGCTCCCTGGTGTTTCTATTGACGTTTTATCTAATATCGACCCTGCATATCAAGAGCTTAGATCTAGGTGTGATAATTATATACTCCAATCTGGATGGTATGGAGATTTACTTGTTTAATATATAAAATTATGATAATAAAAAGAAAGTTGTATTCTCTTACAGGAACTAGAGTATTGGCTGGATTTAATAAAAAAGTTCTTAGAAAGACTCCAATGGCTGCAAAAAGATCCGCCATAAAAACACAAAATAAAGTCTTAGAAGCTACAGCAAGAGGTTTAAATAAGATAGAAGGAGTAAAAATGGCGGCAAATCAAGCAGCCATTAATCCAGGAAGAGTTATAAATACTAAAGTAATTCAACCATCTATAGAAGCACCTATAACTTCTGTAGCTATGAAGACAGTACCTATTCCTGGAACATCTGCTTTAGTTAGTGTAGTAGGAAAACCAGAGAAAACTATGTGGAAAAAGATTGGAGTTGGTGATAAAATGTCTAAGGCTGCATCTAAGTATGTAGATAGTAAAGGAGGTAGAGTTGTAGAAGATATAGTAAATAGCTCGACTAATTATTTTAAAAATTTTATGGTATGACAAAATTTAGACAAAAACAATATACAATTCCGGAGGGTCACTATACAGGTCCTAAGGATATGGATAAGGTTCCAGGAGCTATAGAAGTAATCGGAAAATCTGCCTTAGCTGGTGCTGGTATTGGAGGAGTTACAGGTAGTCTCCTAAAAGATGCTAGTATTACCAGTGGTGCTATAACTGGAGGTAAATATGGAACTATAGCAGGTGTAGTATTAAAATTCTTCTTAAACTATTTACACAATCCAATGTCATCTGTTAAATTTCAAGAAGTAGATAAATTAATTCGTCGTGAATTTGGTATTTATAGAGCTTCTGGAGTAACTATAGGAGATTCATTAGATAAAAGAGCAAAAATAGATGAGAAGTTTAGTTTTAATGATCGAAATGTAACAGCTTATAAATTAAATTTTTCAATACAAGATAATTCCATTACCATGTATACTTTTGGAATGACCTCTAAGGAATTGGAAAAGACTTCAGATAGTTTAGACTATTATTGTAAGAAGTATACAGGGATGGAATATAGTAGTTATGCAATCAATTCTAGAAATAATTCTTATTCAGTGGCTATTGTATTTACAAATTATCAAGTTATAGCCAACTTTATAATGGAGCTCAGTAATACTCTTGGAGTAAAAATAAATCTTCTTGATAACAAAGCTTTAGTTGAAAATAGAATTAAGGAAGTTGAACAGAAGGATTTTTCGGTTAAGTCTTTAAATAAATATGATTTAAAGAAATTTATTGGAAAAACGGGAAAATTTCTATTTTCCGGTAAATCTGAAGATCTTATCGGTTTAATTTATAGTGCTGCAGTAACTTTTTCTAATGATCCTGATATAATTCCTACATATCGAGGAGATTTTGGAAATAAGTACTTAGAAAATAGCCTTAAAAGACTTCGTTATGTTGAAGGTTTAGATTATACTGTTGGGGAATTTGGTGGAGATATAGATATTAATATGTCAATGATCTCTGGAATATTCGTAATAACAGTAAATAAAGAGGATACCAACGAACTTAAGAAGATTGATTCTATTTTCTGGAATCACTTAAAAACGATAGTAAATAGGGTAGATACTGGAAAAGTAGTTGTATATAACTACACAATTAAAACAAGAAATGAATTTGATTTTATCTTAAAAAAATTCATGTCAACTGATGTAAAACCTAATATATTTGAAAAATGATAGTACCTAGAATTCGATATTTTTCAGATTTACAAGCTAGAAAGATGATAACGAAATTAACAGAGAAATTGGATAAAGATCGTATCGGGGATTATGAAGTTTCTAGTAAAATTCCCAAAGATGTAATTAGTATATATCCTGATCCATCTTCAATTAAAATATATATTCCAAAAGATCTTGAATATAGTCAGTACGAAATTGATGATTTCATTAGATCTATGGCAGCTCATATTAGAACAATTACGATCCTAGAGAGAGATATATATGTAATGAAACTATCAGGATCTCTTACTTTTGAACAGATATATAAATTAATACGTGAGATAATTGATACAGAAGAATTTTGTACTATTATTGACTGTGATTAATCTTTAAACTAAATATATACTATTATGGCGGATATGATTTCAAAAAACTTAGATAAGGCAAATAGGCTTTATTCTATTGGAATGAAAAATATAAAATTACAATTAAAACTTCTTGGGACTGAATTTGTAGTACTCAGACCAAAGAGTAATTCAAAATGGAAAAATGTTTTTGGAGGTACATATTCATCAAGTAGTACATTAGAGAACGATTATGATCAATTTACTACAATATTGATATTAAATCAGAATGAACTAAGAGATGTATGGAATCGAAACAGAGATAATCTAGAAGTATATACAGATGATGGATCTCTTGAAGTAGGGGATGAATTACAATATACTCGTGGAAAATATACATTCAGATTTAAAATATCTCTTAAAATGGGTTACTCTGAAGTAGCTGAAGTATTCTATGTTTATACATTGAATAGTATTATTGAAACTTTAGATATGTAATTATGAGAGAAAGAAATATAGAAAATGAGATTCTGAAGCAAAATAAAATTCCTGGATGTGATCAACTTACTAGACCTGAGGAAGTAAAAGCTCTTAGTAAATATCTTAAAAGTATTAGAACAACTCAAGAAAATCATACTTCCCTAGAGAAAGATAATCTAGAACTCCCTGGAAGAACAACAGGGAGGATTCCAGAAATTAATTCTCTCGAAGATTATATAGAGGGATTAGATGGGGTTCGTGGTATTAAAAGTCTATATAAAGAATCATCACGAGAACCACTTTCTGATAATAGAAACTCTGACTCGGCGGAAAATCATGGGTTGTATACAGAAAAGACACGTGAAAATCTGTATGATCCTAGGAAAACAGAACTAGAGAAACGTCGTGAGGATATAGTAAATAAAAAAAATATCCTTGAACCAACCCTAGAAGACCGCCGAGAAGAATTAACTGAGGAACCAAAAGAATTAAAATCTCTAGGTACAGAAAAGTTAAATCTAGAAGGAGTTAGAGATGTAAGAAATCTTTATATAAATACAAAAGAAAATCTTAAGGTTCCAGAAAAAGATCTAGAGTTAGGAAAAAAAAGAGAATCTCTTATTGATAATCACAACCTAGAATTAGATCTAACAAGAATAGACCTTGAAGGATTTAAAGATTTATCATACAAAGAACAGCTCGAAGTAGATTCTAAAAATGAATTAGATACTACTCGAATATCTTTAGAAAAAACAATTGAAACTTCTGAATTATCTAGTTATAGAGAAGATCTTAAAGAAACGCCAGAGGAGTTAGATGAATTAGAAGATCACAGAGAAAAATTAAATAGTGGAAAAGATAATCTAAAAGAACTTGAAGATACTAAAGTTAAACTCAGAAATCCAGTAGATGATGCTGAACTTTCTAAAACCAAAGTATCTTTAGAGAGAACCGTAGAAGATAAAGAGTTAGAAACTTATAGGGAAAATCTTAGGAAAACGCCGGAGGAGTTAGATGAATTAGAGAATCATAAAGAGTCTCTTAGAAGTGGGGAAGAATTAAAGAGTTTACCTGAAGATAAAATAACTCTTGGAGGTACTGTAAAGGTATTAGAAGAACTTGGAAACACTAAAATAGATTTGGAAGGTACTGAAGAATCTGAGATATCTACTTTAGAGGATTATAGAGAAAACTTAAGTGTAGAAGATAATAATTCTCTTGAAGATACTAGGGTAGATCTGAAAGGTACTGTAGAATACGAAGCTTCTGAGTTAGAAGATGCCAGAATCAACTTAACCGGAACAGAAGAATCCGAACCTAAAAGTCTCGAAGATAAAAGGATAGACCTAGAAGATACAAAGGAGTCTGAACCTAAAGCTCTAGAGAATGAAAGAATTGATCTAGAAAATACTGAAGAGTCTGAGATATCTACTTTAGAGGATTATAGAGAAAACTTAAGTGTAGAAGATAATAATTCTCTTGAAGATACTAGAATAGACTTAACTGGAACTAAAGAAGCTGAGATGTCTACTTTAGAGGATTATAGAGAAAACTTAAGTGTAGAAGATAATAATTCTCTTGAAGATACTAGAATAGACTTAACTGGAACTAAAGAAGCTGAGATGTCTGAACTTGAGGATTATCTTGATGATCTAGAAAATACGAAGGATTATGAGGCTTCTGAGTTAGAGGACACTAGAATAGATTTAACCGGAACTAAAGAATTCGAACCTAAATCTTTAGAAGACGAGAGAATAAACTTAGAGGGTACTAAAGAATATGAATCAAGTTCTTTAGAAGATGAAAGGATAGATTTAAAAGGTACAGAGGAAGCTGAACCTGAAAGTCTTGAAGATTTTATAGATAAACTTGAAGATACTAGAGATTTTGAGTTAGAAGATGAAAAACTCGAACTCCCTGAAACTTCTGGAGATGGATATGAAGGTTATACTCCATTAGGTCCGGAAGAATTAGATAGTCTTGGTGGAAATATCAATAATTTCTATGATTCTCTCCTTGAAGTTCCAGAAATAGCTGATGCTCCTAGACAATCTGGAGATTATACTCCTCTTGGCCCAGAAGAGTTAGATAGTCTTGGTGGAGATCTTGGAAATTTTTACGATTCTATTCTAGAAGTTCCAGAAACAGATAATGAAAATTATCTTTCTCCAGAAGAAGTAGAAAAAATCATAGAAAATCC